CTGGGGCCAAAGCATTAAGGCAAAAGAAGCCAATAATAAATTAATGATGGCTGCAATGACCAAAGAAGCAGAGGTTATTGATAAAGCTAGACGTTACGAAAATCCGCACTTTCAATGGACACGAAGGCTAATAGCTTTAGGAGCCATTGGTGCAATAATTGTATGGCCTAAGATTGTGGCTGTATTTTATCCTGACATAGCTGTAACTGTTGGTTGGACACAATTCAATCCCGGTTTCTTTATCTTTGAAGGTAAAGAGATGGTTAAATGGGAACAGATGACAGGATTAGTGATAACACCACTTGATACTCATTTAGTATCAGCTATCGTGGGGTTATATTTTGGTGGTTCATTAGTAAAGAAATAGGAGTATAGTTGTGTATAGTAATAAGTATCAAATACGTTTACCATTTGAGGTTTTAGCAGATATAAGAGAAATGCAAGAAAAACCAGAGGTTAGTAAAAAACCAAAAATTCTTAAAAAAGCTAAAACTAAAAAATCAGAAGAAATTCCTTCAGAAACCATAAAAGAAAAGATTGATCAATTATTAATCGAAGCAGATATGATTGCAAAACCTTTTAATTAAGTTTTTTCTTCTTTATAGTTTGGTGTAGTGTAGGAATATCAGGCACATCGTTTGATACCCTTTCACTAGGATAACTAACATCGGTTATTGTACCACAATACTCTTCAGTTTCTTTTAATACAAATTCAATTAAGTTGCTAACATGGGTAATTAATCCTGCTATATCTTGAGTGTAATCAAAGTCTGGCATATATTCATCCATATGAGTAATAAAATCTTTAGGATCAATCTTTGAAACCTCTACAGCAGGATTTAAAGCATTTTTAGCATCAAGCATTAAAGAAAAAGTGAGAACAGGAGTGTATCTGTTCTCTTTTTTTTTGTTTTCATCAAACATCGACAACCTCACATACATCGCCTACACAACTAAACTCTTGTGTACCCTTTGTTCCATCTTCTTTCTCATATTCACTTAGTTTAGAGAAATCTATGGTTGGTGGCATAGAAGCTACCAGCTTCTCATATTCCTCTTTATCAATAGCCTCATAAGGAGCTTGTGCATAAACGGCATCTGAGTGTGGAAAAAATGACACACCAGACATATAATCAAAGTTCTTATATACCCATGATGCAACTTCTAGCCATTCGTGTTCTCTAACAGTAATTGTTATACTAGGTTTGTGTTCACACCAATGCAATTGATATGTCAACCACAGATTTAGATGTTTTATTGGATCGAGATCGTCATTAACTACAGATCCATAGGGTGCTTGTATAGGAAAAGAAAACACAGCAGTATTTTTACTTTCTATATCTCCAACAGCATCTTCACAAGGTATGCCACTATCCATTAAGAATTGTGTTAGTGGATCTTTTTTGTCTCCTCTTACTCTACGAATATAATAGTGGCTATGTCTAGCATGAATACCACTTGAAGCATCTACTAACTGACTGACTGTACCAGATGGTTTTACACAAGTAATTGCTGTACTTTGAGGAATACCTAGTGCTTCAGCCCATACTATATTTGTTTCAACAGCAAGTTGTTTAAGCTCTTCTAAAACCTCTGCTAAGTTGCCTTTTGCACCATTGGTTATTTTGTTATCCATTATTCCTGTAAGACTAACACCAAGCAATCTTTCTTCTTCTGTAGTTTTTTGCCATATTTTACGCAAGTATTTAAAGTCTGTAAGGGTAGATTGATATGTTCCAAGTATTGTTGCTAATCTAACTTTTTCTTTTAGGGTATCTAGTGTATCTGTTTTCTTAACAACAACTTCTGTTAAATTACAAAATTGATTGGGTCTAAGGATAATTTCACAACATGGATTTGTACCAAAATCAAAATTTGGATCTCTTCTACCATTAGCTTCTACTTGTTTTTTAACTGCAAAACGACTAAACATACCTCTTTCACCGGATCGACTTTCATAAAGAGATGTCCATTCTTTCATAAATATACCCATCTCTGGTCTGTCTTTATAAACAGCAGAGTTATTAGCGTAAGATCTATAACTATGATGGTTCCACCAATCTCCTGATTTAGCTCCTCGCAGTAAATCATCACTAAGATTACTTAAAGAAATGAGTGCAGATCTGCGAACACCACCTACTACTACTACTTGTGCCGTTTTACACACTAAATCATGGCACTCTATACTACTCAATCGCCTACCTGCACTCTTTCTGAACAGATTAACCGCAAATCTGAACAGATCCTCTAATGGGTCTGGGCCACTTGCCCTTCCACCAAAAGTCCTAAGTCTAGCTCCAGCCGGTCTTACTTGGCTCATATCCCATGTAGGAACTTGACCGGAATACAATAAAGATATTAATTCTTTAAATGCTCTAGCCCAACCAGACTTACTATCTTTTACAACAATAACTGTACTGCTATTTTCAAAGTGTTCTTCTACTACTGGTAACTGTATTATGCTTTCTCTTTCTACAGAAAAACCTACACCTGTACCATTCATTAAAACATAAAGTATTTCGTCAAATGCTCTTGGGCTATCTATGGCAACATAACTACAGTTATAAGAGGCAACATTACATTTTTCTACAGCCTTGCCTGATGTCATTAGTAGACGCATAGAAGGCATGATCTCAAGATTAAGAACAGCCTTTTGTAATTTTTTTACTGTGTTGTCGTCAAAAACATTGTTGTTTTGTTCTCTAGACTTCATGTAGTCAAAATAACGACCTACTGTTTCTTCCCATGTTTCTCTGCGATTTTCATCATCTAACCATCTTGAGTAGCGTGATGTATGTATGTATTCTTGGTATGCTGATGGTAATTTGTTATCTTCCACTTATTGCTCCTATGTAGTTAAATAGTTTGTTTGGTTTGTTTCTTACTTCATTTAGTTTATCCAATGGTGGATAATAATTTCCTGATATTGAAATTCTTATTTCTTTACTACAATTTCTAGATGTTGTGTGAGGAAGATAAGTAGGAAAAATTATTAAATCTCCTTCACTTGGTATTACTTTATGAAAATGTCTATACTTATCTATTTGTACTATTCCTACAAAATCACCACTATTTTTTGGAAAATTAGCCCAATATACAAATGACAATCCGGGTGGACCGGGATCTTGATGTGTATGAAACATTGTAGATTGTTCTGGTTCTACTAAATGTGTCCATGCTTCATCACCCATTAATAAATAAGGATTGATATACTGTATTACATTATTTATTTTTTCTAATAAAAGATTGATGGCTGGTGTTTTAGGTAAAAAAGAATCTTCAATACTAGAATCTTCAGAACCAAAATTCATTTTAATATCTCGTTCTTCTAAAACATCTGCTATAATCTGTGTGTTATTCACTTCATTTAAAAGATTATGCCTAGACATTCCAATTAAAACAATAGGTGAAAACTTTCCTTCAATATAGCTCATTACACTCCACTTAAATCTGCTTGTTTATAACGATTAGATTTCATTATCTTTCCATCGTTTCTATACACAGGTTTTCCATTTTCGTCAAGTTTTGACATATTTGATTCGTGTATTCTATTAAATATTACTTGCATATCCCAACCAAAGTCTACAAATAACCCTGCTAAAACATACAATAGATCTGCGGATTCTTTTTTTATTTCTTGTTCATTTTTTTCATTCATAGCTTTTGTTAATTCATAAAACTCTTCTTCAATTAACGCTTGTCTTAATCCAAAAGTATTAGCTACATCACTAGATATTTCTATATCAGAAAACTTTAAATCTGTGGGTCTTCCAAATGCTTTTTGAAACTCTGTCACAGCATCTTGCATTGTTCTGTATTTTGGCATCATGGTAAATGTTTCTCTAAAGTTATATACGCATCGTGTTTTGTTCTTACTTCTTTAAGTTTTTTTATATACCACTCTGCTTTTGCCAAATCTTCTAGCGGATTATCTTTGTGTTCATATCTACTGATGTATTTTATAATACAGCCTTTTAGATAGCCCATAAACTCTTCTAATGGTAATAAATTTTGCATAATGTCTATAGTTTCCATACCACCTTTTTTATAATGAGATGGATGATTTACATTATCTTTAGCAATCTTCTTTTGATTTTCTTCCCATGCTTTTAATTGTTTTTGCCCTATAGGGCTTTTCCAAGTAGCATCAATCTTCTT